ACACACGGACTATGGCATGCTGGCAGTTATGATCCACAAGACTTTTTAGGACGGCTAGTTGGCAACAAGCCTTGGGTAAGAAATGCAGAGAAAAGTTTTTATCACGCATTTAATCACAACTACTTTGCCACAGAGTTTCATGTATACATGTTTATGAAACAATTACTAAACGATGGATATATTGTTGAAAATCCATGGTGGCATGAAGATTGGCATGAACGCTACGACAGTGGTAAGATTGTTAAGACTGGTTGGCCCATGGAGTATATGGATGATATTCTAACCCCATACAAAGGCATGACTAAACGTGACCTTATTGTATTCCCGCATCGTATTGCTCCGGAAAAACAAGTTGAAATTTTTAGAGACTTAAAAGAACAACTACCACAATACGAGTTTGTCGTTTGCCAAGATCAAGAGCTTACTAAAAATGAATATCATAACTTACTAGGCGAAGCTAAGATTGTGTTTAGCTGTAGTCTACAAGAGACCCTAGGCATTGGATGTTATGAAGGTGCGCTGGTAGATGCTATTCCTTTAGTACCCAATAGGCTTAGTTACAGCGAAATGTATGATTCACAATTTAAATATCCCAGTAATTGGACCTTAGACTGGGACAGCTATCAAAATCATCGAATTGTGCTTCGTAATCACGTTGTTAATATCATAAGCAATTATGAATGGTTGTTGCCTGCATTAAAAACGCAAACACAAAATTTAACCAACAACTTCTTTAGCGCGAACGAACTTCTTAACAGATTTAGATAAAAATATATGTATCGATATGCCGAGCTAGTACATTGGATTAAAAACAAAGAGTCAATGAAGATTATGCCTGCTCAAGTTGATATTGACTTAACTAACATTTGCAACCAAGATTGTTATTATTGCAATAGTGCAGAATTTAGACAACAACAACCAGTGCAGAAGAAGTACACAGAATACATTGGTCTGTTAGACAAGTTGTCTTCTTGGCGAGCACACAGTCCAAAAAGTTATGGAACCCTACACACTATCACTTACCCTGGTGGAGGTGAACCCACTGTACTTCCTAATTACGAAAAAGTATTAGAGCATACTATTGATTTAGGATTTTTAACTAGCATTACTACCAATGGATCTAAATTAGACAAATTACTAGACAATGTTAGTGCAGAAAAATTAAAAAAAATTGCATGGGTTGGTATAGATATCGATGCAGGGACTGAAGCGTTGTATGAAAAAATACGCAGAAGTTTATCCTCTACAAGTTTGTTTAATCGTGTTATAACTAATGCAGAGAATCTACTAGACATTGGGGTTAATGTTGATTTTAAATGTTTAATAAATCCACTGAATGATAACTATGAAGCCATGCACGATTTATTTAAATTAGTGGCAAAAATTAAAGGACGGGCAATATATTTTCGTCCTGTAATCGTCAATGGTATTGCACATCCGATAACTGAAAACACAATTTCAATGCTTGAAGTTTTTAGTAAGCAGTACAAAATTCCGCATTGGGTAAACGTTAATAAAACTTTGCCTAGAAATTATAAAAAATGTCATCAGATGTACCATTTTCCAGTATTTTGTGCCGACGGGAAAATATATATTTGTTGTGAAAATAAAGGCAATCCTCAATTTGAATTAGGCGCTTGGGATCAAGATGATTTTCGTGATTTGTGGTTAAATGAAAGACACGACGAAATTTACAATAAAACTCGTGTAGAATTCTGCCAGCCGTGCAGACCAAATTACAGTAATATACAAATACAAAACATATTAGACAATCCCAAACAAATAGAAACATTGTACTTATGAATTACAAATTTCCAGTCATTGAATTATTTGATAGGTTAGCTATTGCCGAAATTAAATGGCAACGGACCGCTGCCAATTCAGAAGAACTTACATGGTATCAAAATCAAACAAAAGATTTTGACACAGATTCTATTAAAGAAGCATATGAACAACTTAAAGATATACATAATAAGATCTGGAACCTCGAAGCTGAATTAAAGAGTGGTCAAGAGGACAAACTTAGTTTGGAAGAAATTGGTAGACGTGCTATAATGATCAGAGATCACAATAATCAACGTATAGTAATTAAGAATTTGATAGCAGACTTATTAGGATGCTCTGTTAAGGAAATCAAAAAGGACCATTTAAGTGAATAATGCGTTTGATAGAATTTTACAGTTCGAACAAGAATTGGCAAAGTTTACCGGAGCTCCGTATGCTATTATGACTGATTGTTGTACACATGCAATTGAGCTGTGCATGCGATATGATCGTGTTGAGTTCTGTGCATTTACTCCGTTTACATATATCAGTGTGCCAATGTTGATGCACAAGTTGGGAATCAAATATACATACGAAGTTGGAGATCCCCCACAGTGGATTGGTGAATATCGATTTAGAAAAACCAGAATTTGGGACAGTGCTCGTAGATTAGAAGAAAATATGTATCGTCCTGGCCAAATTCAATGTCTGAGTTTTGGACATGACAAGCCTTTACATATAGGGCGTGGTGGTGCTATAATATTAGATGACGAACAAGCATACAAGGACATAATTTTAATGCGTTATGATGGCCGTGACCTAAATAATATACCCTGGACAAAACAACAGGAGTTTACGGTTGGTTACCACTATAAGCCCACTCCAGAGGAAGCAGAGATTGGGCTTGCGTTATTAGAAGGTGTAAAGTTTAATAAACCCACACCTAAACATGTTGACTATGCAGACCTAAGACAATTTACTATTACGGATTAATATGACAGAACCAGTATCAACAGATAACATAGACGAGAAGGGCTATTCAGAAGCCTATCTAGGAGCGGCAATTCGTGCTTCAATGAAGCGTGACGGTAAACGCTTCTGGGCAGGAGATAATATCAGCGATTATGTCAAGTGGCAAGACACAGCAAAACTAATCGAAGAAGCAACCACAGCCTTTGAAGGTGTACTTGATGCATTGCTTATTGATAGAGAAACAGATCCTAATAGCCGAGGCACAGCCCGCAGGCTTGCTAAAATGTACTTTAACGAAATAATGGCAGGAAGATATGAACCAGCACCAGATGCTACAGCGTTTCCTAATGATAGTCAAGATCGTTATGAAGGTATGTTGGTGGTTAGGAGTGAGCTTCGTAGCATGTGCAGTCATCATCATCAACCTGTCAGTGGTGTTGCTTATATTGGAATCATTGCCGCTGCCAAGCTCATCGGATTGTCCAAGTACTCACGTATTGCCCAATGGTGTGCTCGTAGAGGAACCTTACAGGAAGAACTGTGTAATGACATAGCCCGAGAAATTATGAAGGCCACGGACAGTGAAAATGTAGGCGTTTATATTCAAGCAGTGCATGGATGTTGCGAAAATCGTGGCATTATGGCACACAGTAGTCTAACGCAGACCACAGTACTAAAGGGTGCGTTTAACACTGACCCAGGTACGAAGAAAGAATTCTTTGACAACATTAAACTACAACAAGATTTTGCCCCACGTTAATTTAAGGAGAACATTATGGCATTATGGACTGTAAGCACACATTATAAAAAGAACGTTCAAGAAGTTGAAATATATACTCAACGAGGTGACAGCACTGGTCGGGTAACTGTGACCAATGGTTTCCGTTGGGGCACATGGGAAGTTACCACTACTGATGACAATCCGCCCGAGTTTGAATTTACTGAAGTGCCCGGAGGCGATGGTGCCAAAGATAGTATTAACATGTTAGAGTGCGAGTACAACAACATTGAAAGCGTTGAACTTATCAGTATGGACGATGGCGGTTGTTGGTATGACATTGAAATTGAAGGACTCGATGAAGAAGCTGAGGAAGAAATTCGTGAGTTCCTTGATGAAAACAGTCCTTATGAACTAGAAGACCGAGATGACGGTTGGAGTCAAGACGACAGTGCATGGTGGATCTGGGGTCCGATTGAAATTCAAAACGAAGCTGGAGAGACGGTGCGTATTATCTGTGCAGATCCAGATGGCAATGTCATTGACTTCAAGGACGACGAATGAGACCCGCAGACACCGCTGGCGCAATACTGAATCGTGTAATGAACTTAAAAACTTATGTAGTTGAGGTTGCATTGCCCGAAGAATTTGAATTCAATGGCACTGTGCCATATGATTTGACAATTAAGGACGGAATTGTTAGAATAGAAATTCCTGCACTTAATGAAAAAGAAGCTGTATCTAAGGCTCAGCAATTCTTAAATGCATGAAAGCCGCAAGCATCAAAATATGGGTCACTGCATTGACCGATGCGGCACCCATAGTCACTGAATCAGCGGCCGAGCTATTGTATTATCGTGCGGTCACTGCTTGGGCAACCGATACTAAATTTGAAATTCAAGATGGCCGAGGCGGATGGGTAGACTTGACAAAGCTCTACGAACAATGTAAAATATTAACGTTACTTAAAGGAGAACACAATGGCAACGAAGAAAATTAGCAAAATCGCAGACAAACTGGACAAAGTAAACGAATCATTTACAGTCAATATGTATGACAATGGCTTTATGATTGAAATTGGTGGTCGCAAAAATGACGACTGGAAAACAGCAAAGATCATGGTTCCCACTATTGATGAACTGGTTGTGCTGATCAAAGAAGCCGCAGACATGGAACGCGACAGTTGATTGGCAGAATAGAAACAACTAGTAAGTATGTTGCAGTTACTGGTGGTCCTGCTGGTAACTACATTAATGGCGCTAGTAACTATATGAGTATGGGACAGTTGCAATATAATACTAACTCACAGCAGTTGGAAATATATAATGGCAAAGACTGGCAACCCCTTAATCTAGGAACTTACCGTGTTGATTTAAATCCACATGCTGAAAAGATACTTGACTGGGCCTCCAGAAAAATGGCCAATGAACAGGATCTTAAAGCTCGCATGGAAAAATATCCAGGTCTCAAAGATGCTTACGAGCAGTTTCAGATCATGGATGCACTAACAATGAAAGAAGAACAAAATGTTTAAAAAGTGGTTACGGAACTGGTTAATGAATGACAAGACAGAAAAACTCCAGCGAGCGGAAAAACATACCAACTCTATTAGCATCAGCAATTCAACTTTTGATGCCGAAGATCATCGTATTAATAGTTTAAGATTTAACGTTACTCCTGCAAGGGGTGGCGTTGTGCTTACAGTTAGGCACTACGATCGTAAACGTGACGAGGATAATACCACAATCCATGTATTACACGACGATCAGGATCTAGCCAAGGAAGTTGGCAACATTGTTAACATGGAATTATTGCGCTCATAAGGAGTCAGTATGTTACTTAAACTTTTAGATAAACTGGGTCGGCGACGTATTGTAATGGACCGAGTTCACAATGAACCGTATCTGGAACGTTACTATGTGTTTCTTAAAGATCGTACTTGTTTTCCATTTAATGTATTCATACACAAGTTTCTTAAAAGTGATCCCGACGATGTACACGATCATCCTTGGCCCTATGCTACGTTAATCCTTAAAGGCGGTTACTGGGAATGGATTCCACAGTTTAACAGTCTAGGTCAAAAAACTGAAGAACTTGCTACATGGCGTGGTGCTGGTCACTTTCGTATTTGTAAGGCCAACAGTTTTCATCGTATCGAACTTGATCCCAATGTCACAGCATGGACATTGTTTATGCCAGGTATTAAACAACGTGAATGGGGATTTTTAAGTAATGGCCGTTGGGTACAATGGCAACACTATTTAAAACTTAGAACAAAATGAAAACTGACTGGAATACAATACCAAACATAACCATGGACCTCGGCAAACTGTCTGATCCTGCTCAAATTTGTCGTGTCATGAACGCACATAATATAGACAAATATTTGTACAAAGTCATGTACAAAGGAATTGTTATTAAGTTCGGTATGAGTGCAGATAATTCAAGGGCATTTGGAGAACGGTTATATCGGCAAATAGGCCACAGTGCAAGTTGGCCCACAGGACTCAGACTTACTGGTTCAAGCGGCGCCGATTGGCGTATCATTGAA